CTCCCCGTCCGAAGACGGAAAGGTGCGCAGGAAACCTGCTGCCCGGACTGTTGCCGGACGTAGCCTTAACCACGACCTTAAGGAAGTGGTTAGGGCACTCAATATGAGAGAGAGAGGGAGGGTGAATAGACAGATGAGGTCTCAGTGTATTCGAGACAAGTCTAAGAAACTTTCTCCAAAATCCCGTGGATTGCTGGTCCGCATCTATGGCGCCGACAGGTTTTGGTCGTACTTCGTGTTCTTCTGTCACTCCGTGACAGGAGCGTTCATGTCTGGTCTCCGGACTGGAAACAAGAGCGAACGTTGTACAATCAATGCTGTCGAGCAGATTCGCCAATGGATTTGGGACTCGACGATCCAGCAAGGAACAACATGGGTACAAGACCAGTTTAAAAGTCTGGCGACTTGGGCCCGCGCAATTGCTGTCGGTGATTACCGCCATTTGCGTGAGCTCAAGTCCCTGGTGTTGTTCCCTTTGCGGTCGTTGCGTGGACTTCTTCGTCCACCAGCAAAACTTCTCACCTACGATAGCCGTACTTGGTACGCTCGCTTGGCCCGCCTGGGTCGGTGTGGCCCCCATCCTACTCTTCAAAAGAAGTTGAAGTCGGTGCGAGAACTGCGACGTATTCTTACGTCTCCGTTCGACACTGATGGAAACCTCCTGACGAGGATTAGGAAGGCTGCACGAGCAATAGGTGCAAAGTACCGCGGTCGTCTCGGCCCTTCGACGGCTTCGCTGTCGGCCTCCGCGTCTGCCACACTTTCGCGTGGAGACGGAGGACAACGAGCGGAGCTCTTCGAAGCCGCAAGAGATGACCTGGTATCGATGCACACCATGATATATGGCTATCCTCCACCTGATGGAGAACCTCCAACGACTGGCTCTGTCGACGATGATCTTCTGATCGTAAGTCAGCGTGCTGTCGACGACTTTCTCGCACGATCTGGTCCTGTCTACGCTTCGGCGTTGACGATTGACGAGATCGGCGGAAAGGCGCGGGCAGTAACTGCTTGCACTGCGAATGCAGTATTTGTCGGACAGTCGCTGCGTCGGATGGTATGGTCCATCTTGGTGGGTGAGGGGATAAATGACCTGGATGAGGATGTCGGTGACGAACCTGGTTCGGTGGTCAAAGAATCCAAGACAGGATTCGGCCGAATGCTGGGTACGGTTCCGCACTTCTATTCGGGAGACCTCACTGCTGCTTCGGATTGGCTGCCACATGATGTGAGCGAAGCCATCTGGACAGGAGTGATGCAAGGTCTCGGAATGGAAGGCACGCCTGCCCACAAGTCGGGTAGGAAGATCCTTGGACCCGTGAGCGTCGAATTCCCACAAATGGTTGGGGTGGGCGAGCTTGCGGAGGGGCAACGTGACATCACATCGCGTGGTGCCCTGATGGGACTTCCACTGACGTGGTTTGTCTTGTCGCTTTACCAGCGCATCCTTGTCAGTTTGGTGGCTCCTGGAGCTGTTGCCCGGACGTTCCTCCGAGGAGATGACTTGGTGTCTTCCATGACGCCGGAAGAGGCAGATGCCTACGAGCTCCTGGTCGAAAAGACTGGTGGCAAGATCAATCGCTTGAAGAGCTTTCGCTCGCGAACTGGGTTTACGTTCACTGAACGTACCGCAGTCGTCGAGCTTGCGCCTTCGAACGACCGAAGCTTGCTGCAAAGTCTGCGCGACGCAGGGGTGTCGTTGGCTACTGGCCTCGGACGCGTTGAAAAGAAGACACCAGTAAGTCTTCGTCAGACCATCGACGTTCCATTGCGCCACCTGATTCCAAAGCCAAACCCCGACAATGCACCTGTCCTGACCATCGGCCCCTCGATATCGGGGGCTCTGTCGATGGCCGGGGGACAGGGTAGGTTGCAGAGTCGGCTGGCTCGAGCAGCCCTTCGCGTACACGCAAGTTACGTGCAGAGGCTGAGGGGACTCGGCCTGTTTGTGCCTAGAGAATTGGGTGGAGCGGGATTTCCACACCCGGCGGGCTGGGCCCGTGGTGTGAAGTCCGCGCTTTGGGCGCGTCGGATGGTGAGCCTGGCGATGACTGACCCACGCAAAGCTACAATTGCAGGATGGTTTGCCAAGGACTTGTGGCTGCTGAGATCTACTCGGCATCAAAACGCCACAGGTCAGTATATTGGCCCATCCTGGGAGCAAGCAGCGCGCGTCGTCATCTCCCGCGAGGAACATCCTATAATAGCCGTGAGCCGGTTTGACCCGCGCTACTCCGAGGTGGATTCCTGGGAAGAGCACTACGATGAGGATTGGGTGCCTCGCCATAAGCCTCGGAAGTCCCGGGCTGCATTGGTCGCCGCTCCTTTGGAGACGGAGATTGCCAATGAAGCCGCTGCATGGGACGACTGGACGGAAGGCATGGCATCCATCATCGCTCGACCCTCCACCGGTAGGAGTAGCCAAGAGACCAAACTGACCACTCGTCTGGGTCATTTGGGAGAAAGTTCTGAGGACAAGTGTCGGAGCAGTAGTGCGAAGCAATCGCATCAGGACCCCCTCGTACGTGTACGGCGTCAACTCATGGCGCGTAGAGAAGAAGTGCTTTCGCACCCATTCAATGCGCGGTATGATGTCAACTCTGTACTCCAACGAGGGCCACAACTGATGGCGATGCTCCGGACTGCGGCACACACTTATGTCCCGTCTGATCATCGCTCTCCCCTCTCTCTCAATTGGGATCCTCCCCTCACCCGCCGTGGCGAGGAGGAGAAAATAGAACAGAAGCGCCAGCCAGTTCCTGACTGGGTGCTCCCGTTCTTGTAACATTGTTG